TGCGCTAGGGGGGGGGCGGTCTGCCGTGCTACTGTTGTTTCATGAGCACATCAAAAAGGGGGCGGCCTGCTGGTTCGCAGGTGATGCCCACAGACAACGATTGGCGAGTCCTGCAGGTGATTCTCCGCCGCATCCTTGCTGACCTCCGTGAGGCGTGCGTTGACCCGCTCGACATTCCCGACGAGTGGGAGGTGTCCTGCACTCTGGGGCTCACTGACATCGGCAATGCGACCGGCACGCACTCCCTGGTTGTGCGTAACCATGTGCGACGCCTGGAGGCGCGTGGGATCTTGCGGAGAGAGCGGAAGCCTGGCGCCACTCCGACGACGTTCTTCATGCCTTGGCGGATGGCGCGCACCCTCGCGTACGTCCTGGACAGTATCGTTGGCCTTAATGCTCCCTGGCCCCCTCGAGGGCACTTTTCCTGCTGAAGAAAACGAAAGCGGCCCGCACCCAGATGAAAGCCGGTGCGGGCCGCGGAAAGGAAACCGTGACTACTATGGTAGACGGCGACTCTGATCTTGTCAACGACGACCGTGCAGTGCTGGCGGCGCCGTTCGCCTGTATCCCTCTGTGGGTTCTGGAGGCTGACATCAGCTCAGCGGCCAAGCTTCTCTATGCGGGCCTCAACTCTTTCGTGGCAGGCAAGGGCGGCGCGTGCACTGTCAGGCGGCGCACGCTTTCTGCTCGCATGGGCTTGAGTGTCGCCACTATCGGCCGTGCCCTCAAGGACCTTGTGCGCATTGGCGCCCTGGTTGTCAAGGAGAGACAGGGGGAAGATGGCAGCCGGCTGGCGAACGAGTACATTCTTCTGTTCGACTCTCCTGCTGTCCGCGAGGAAGCTGCGCGCGTCACGGGCCGCGTTCCGGAGTCTCTTGTGCTTGGCGATCCTGTGGAGGCTCCTGCTCCTGCTGTAGGCCCCATCGAGGAGGCCCCTGAGGCCCCTCCTGAGCCCGCACAGAAGCCACGTAGTGAGCCCGTGAAGAGTTCTGTGAGTAATCCTCTGTTCTTGGAGTTCAAGGACGTCTACGGGCGTGTGAAGCCCGCTGAGGGTGCCGCTGTGGAGAAGGCTTGGCTCCGCGTGGTCCAGGACCGTGACCCCCGGGAGATGCGGGCTAAGGCGGAGAAGCTGCTTGAGAAGACCCGCGACTATGTTGAGCTGCGCATGCGGGAGAAGGACTCGGTTGCGCGCGTGAAGTTTACGAAGTCTCCGGTGAATTTCCTGTCCGATGGCTTCTGGGAGACCGTCCCGCCGGCGCCACCGGAGCCTGCGCAGCCTGAGGTCGGTAAGGTGTACTTCGATGAGGGGCCGCGCGTGCCCCTGTCGGAGCAGGATGTGTATCCGTCCTGGAAGGCTGCCGCTGAGGGCGACGAGGCGACTATCAAGGCGGCGAAGCGGCGCATGCGCGCTGGCGTTACTGTTCCTGATGCTGCGGTTGTGCAGTACCCGGTCCTGATCGATATTTTCGGCCTTGAGTGCGATAAGTATGCGCCTGAGGAGGTGCGGGCTGTGTTCCGTGGCTTGGGGAAGCCTGTCCCGGGTGAGGAGCCTGCTACGGGGGCCGACGACGAGGTCGCTGATGGTGGTGGATCCCTGTTCGCTGAGCTGGGGGCGTCTATGAAGGCTGATATGGGGCCCGCCGGGCTGGAGGCTGATCCGGCTGATGGCATGTCTACCTATGATGCGGACCGGTTTTTGACCTGACAATGAGAATGCCCCGCTCCCGGAGGGTGGGAACGGGGCGATACCCGACTGAAAGGAATCAGCATGAATGATAACACGAGCAGCCTGGAGTTGTTCCGGTACCCCCGACGGCGAGGGTGGGGTAGAAGAACTATTCTGACCCCACCGGATCGCATGAGAGGAGGTGTAGCGCATGTCTGTTCCTGCTAGCGGGCGCTTGTTGCCTGGCTTCCCGCGCCCATGGCGCTGGTTCTGGAAGTGACCACCAACCCGGGATGGCGTAGATACCACCGACGCCATCCCGGCACTCAACCATCACCCCACAAATGAGAGGAATAATCCCAATGGAAACCACCAACATCACCCCATTCACCTACAACGATCACCAGATCCGAACCGTCACCGGTCCGGACGGCGATCCCTGGTTCGTCCTCTCCGATCTCTGTAAGGTCCTCGGGCTGAGCAACTCGTCCGAGGTTGCTCGCCGGCTCGATCCGGTGACCCTCAGTATTACTGAGTCTCAGAATGCGAGAGGGCAGGTGCGCAAGACCGCCATCACGTCGGAGCCCGGCCTGTACGAGGTCATCTTCATGTCCCGAAAGCCTGAAGCGCAGGCCTTCAAGCGGTGGGTGACGCGCGAGGTCCTACCCAGCCTCCGCAAGCGTGGCGGCTACCTCACCCCAGAGGCCACAGAGAAGGCACTCATGGACCCGGACTTCATTATCCAGCTAGCCACCGCCTTGAAGGAGGAGAGGGCGGCTAAGGCGGCCCTGGAAGCGCAGGCCGCCCAGGATGCCCCGTACACGCTGTTCGGGCGCGCAGCCAGCCGGCACGACACTGACCTGCTCGTGAAGGACGTCGCCGCCCTCATCACCCAGGCCGGTGCTCCCATCGGTTCCGGCACCCTGTTCCGGTGGCTCCGCAAGCACGGCTGGCTCTGCAAGCGCCTAGGCCGCATGTGGAACCACCCAACACAGTGGGCAATCGACAAAGGCTACATTCGGGCCCGCATCCACTTCGTTTCCACAGCCTCCGGCGACATGGAGCGAGTCACTCCACAGGTGACCGTAGCCGGACAGCAGGCCCTCATTGAGGGATGGGCCACGGGAGAGTTCTTCGACGACCTGACGGGAGCAGACAAGTGACAACAGTGGATAACGTGGAGAAAGCCCTCCTGGGCATGCGCCTCCTCAACCTGGACTCAATTGATGACGTCCTCAAGGAGCGCGTGAACGTCGGCATGTTCGCCGACCTCAGGCACATCGCCCTGTGGAGCCTGTGCAACGTGCTCGAGAAGGAGCTAGGCCGCCTGGACGCCACCGTCCTGGCCGCTAACCTGGACCGTCTGGCCCCAGAGGATAGGGCGACGATCGACGAGGATTATGTGCTCGATCTGATCCATTGGGCTCCCGCCGCCGCTGACGTGGTTGTTGACACCTACGTTCAGGCTTTGGAGGATTCCTACACAAAGCGGATGATGGAGGCGACCCACGCCCGCGTAGGCCAGCTCCTCGGCGCTAACGAGACCCCGGAGAACATCCTCCACGAGGTTCGCTCTCTCTGGAGCAACATTGGGGAGGTCTACCGTCGTGCCGGCGCCCAGGGTGATGCGCTTCTTGGGGCGTTCACGTCCTGGCTGGACGGTGAGGACGGCTTCTTCGCCACCCCGTGGGATCAGATCAACCGTCTGATCGATGGGTGGCGTCCCGGTGGCCTCTATGTGGCTGGTGCCCGCCCCGGTGGTTTCAAGTCCGCTATCGCCCTCCAGGCTGCTCTTGGGGTGGCTTTGGAGAAGCCGGTAGCGATCTCCTCGCTGGAGATGAGCTGCCAGGAAGTCATGTCGAGGCTCGTGTCTGTGCGCTTGCGGGCCCCGTACCGGCATGTCATCGCCGGTGGGCTTACTCAGGCGCAGCGTGACGACGCCGTGAGGGCTGCTACCGAGATCGCGGAGCTCCCGATCAGTGTGGATGATCGTTCCGGTGTGACGATCGACGATGTTCGTGCTCACGCCCGCGCTGTCAAGCACCAGCATGGCGACCTGGGGATGATTGTCGTGGACTACCTGCAGCTCATGTCTTCTCCTCGTGGGGATCGGCGTCCTCGCCATGAGATTGTGGCTGATTTCAGCCGTCAGTTGAAGATCATGGCTGGGGATCTGGAGTGCCCTGTCCTGGCCTTGTCTCAGCTGAATCGGCTGGCGGCGGAGGGTTCTGGCCCGTCCATGGCGCATCTGCGTGAGTCGGGTGCTCTGGAGCAGGATGCGAACGTCATCATGCTCCTGTCCTGCCCTGAAGGCTCTGATGGGCAGCCCAACAAGGAGGTCCTTGACATTAAGGTTGCGAAGAATCGGCAGGGGCCTACTGGCGGGTGCCGTCTCAATCGGGCGCGCGATAGCATGGCCTTCGAGGGCTGAACCCCTCACCTCATCGTCGCGATGGGCATAGAACGGGGCCGCAACCAACGAGAGGAAGAATTGGTTGCGGCCCCGGAGCATCGCTCTTGGAAGGAACTATAGACACATGTGGAGCAGACAGTCAAGACGACGCGACGAGCTCCCTAAGGACTGGAAGAAGATCAGGGAGGCCGTCATCCGCCGCGACGCCGGCTGCTGCACGTTCTGTGGTGCCCCCGGCAACCATGTAGACCATATCGACCCGCAGGGGCCACATGAGCTCTGGAATCTGCGCCTCTTGTGTCAGCTGCACCATATGCAGCGGACGGCAGGGCAGGCGCACGCTGCCCGCCGAGCTAACGGGTGGGCAAAGCAGCGCCGGCAGCACAGGCCACCCGGTAAACACCCGGGTATACTATGAGAAATCGTTCCAATGAGGAGGAGTACCTATGGGCACCCGCGGGCCAATCCCCAAGCGCTCTGACCAGGGCCACCGCATCACCAAAGCCAGGAAGGCGCATGCCGGCGTGAAGCGCGTCGTCGTCAAAGACGGCATTATCAAGCCTCCGGCGGCTGACCCTGAATGGCATCCGATCGCGCGGGGCCTCTACCAGTCCGTCAAGGACTCCAAGTACACGATCTACTATGAGCCGTCAGACTGGATTCTTCTCTACGACGCCTGCGACGAGATCAGCGCCTACAAGTACAGTGCTAACCGGTCTGCCATGATGCGTGGCGCCCTGAACCAGATGCTTTCCACGCTGCTGCTCACTGAGGGCGACCGGCGTCGTGCCGCTATCGAGATCGAGCGCGACACGACCGCTGAGCCTGAGAAGTCTGCAGGGATCGTCGCGATGGAGGACTTCTTGGCGAAGCGCGCCAAGACCAGCTAACGAGGGGCGGTAGCAGTAATGGAGCACGTTGCTATCGACCCCCTGTGGGATGCGCCGCCGCGTGAGCGGCTGATCACCATGCCCAGGGAACTCCCCGAGAAGACCCTAGGGCTGGCCGCCGCGGCCTGGATGATCGATAACCTGAAGCAGCCCAACGGGGCTAGGGCCGGAGAGGCTTTCACGCCTACACCGCAGCAGATCGAGTTCCTGATGCACTTGTATGCCCTGAACCCGGACGGGTCATGGGTCTACAACTGGGCCGTGAGACGCTTGAGCAAGGGATCGGGCAAGCTAGTGACCCACGTCACACCAGTGTTGACGGTGGATGGATGGAGCACGCACGGTCGCCTCAAGGTCGGCGACCGGATCTTCTCCGCGTCCGGCAAGCCCACCACGGTCATCAAGCTCCATGAGGAGCGAGACGACTGCGACCTGTGGGACGTCCACTTCTCTGACGGCGTCACCGAAACCTTCTCGGGCGGACATCTGTTCGTCGTGGACGAGTTCGTCGGTAAGTCGAAGCGGCGGCGCGTCACCAAGTCCGTGGCGGACATGCTGGACAGCGGCCTCATGTTCAAGCGGCCCCTCTCGCCGTCATCAAAGTGCACGCGCCCTGATGTCACCAAGTATGCACTGCCCCCTCAGCCTGTCCTGGAGATGCCGGAGCGCGACCTCCCCATGGACCCCTACATCCTGGGCTACTGGCTCGGAGACGGATCATCCCGCGGCAATAACATCGCTTGCTGGGACGAGGATGAGGAGCACGTGTCCACAGCCCTCCAGGCGGCCGGCTACCTCACTAACGTGACAGTGGATCATGGTTGCACTCTTTGCGTTAGGTTTGGGCGCGAGCGGCGCCACGGTAGGCTCTACGGCGGGTCGGCCGACCTGGGTGCTGCCCGCGTCCTGGGCCGTAAGCACATCCCGGATGAGTACCTGTACGCCTCAGCGGAGCAACGGCTCCCCCCCCCCCCCGGGCTCCCGGGCTCGGGGGGGCGCGGCGCGACGCACGCGC